GTGATAATGATTTCCGATTCCGTGATTGATTCCGGTGCTGCAAGCTCATCAGCTGTATCGTACTCTTCGCCTTCGGTCTTTTCAACAAAACGATAACCAGTCTTCAACCAGCCGTGACCAACGATAAGCATGTCCTTGACTGCACGACGGAACTCGCTCTGGCACTCATAGTGCCTCCACCAATAGTTGACGACCTCTTCGGTCACAATCGCCTTCGGGGCGTCTTCATAACGGCGTGCGTTAACCGTAATCTTCGGATGGTTCACCGACACGCTTGGCCAGATGACGTTGATAGTTGCGAATGCATCATTGATTAGCATTCGGTCTTCATCGGAGCTGTTTAGGAAGTGCTTGCCACGATACATGTCGATCATGCGCTTCCAGGTTTTGTCGTAGTTGTCTTCACGACGCCAACGACGTGACTGCTCGATCTTTTCCCGATATCGGGTGATAAGTTCCTGGTTAGAGATTCTTGCCATCGTCTTGTCCTTCGTGCCAACCAATATGGTTGTCTAATTTGCTTCCGATCTTATCCACCTTGGAACCAAGCATCCTTAACAGGATTTGACCTTGTTCGTGCTGTGAGGTGTTTTCTTTGCGTAGTTTCTGAAGTACCACGACCAGCGGACCTGATATAACAGCGACCGCAATCGGTACCCAGATAGCTTCCACATCACATCCAATTCGTCACAGGCTCGGCGTTATAACCATTAATCTTGGCGTCCTCAACAATTTTATGTTGACGTTCCTTGATAGTTGGTCCGTGAAAGTCTTCCTGACCATGAGTAAAACCTAGACGAATTGACTTAACATGGCATTTAAAGCAAACAGAACCCCTTCTAGGGAGTTCGTCTGCATCAAACTCGGTCAAACACTCTAAACAACGGAAAGTTTTCATCGATAATAGGGGATTTCGTTACTCAGCGACGTTAAACGACCCTATTTTCGCCGGCTTATCAGGAATATTCTTGACAATGTGGCGTGCCCACCAATCCAAAGAATTCTTTCTTGGCTCCAAATCATTCCTGTACTCAGGCAACCAAACATACTTCAACATCTGGTTAGCGATCCCCAAAGACATAACCCGGTCATCATGCGGAGAACCATGCATTTTCCCATTCGCCTCACGAATAAAGGTCTTTAGCTCAGCCACCGTCAAAGAATCAAACAGGGACAAAGCATGATCCCTGAGAGCCGCATTCAACTCATCAATAGCCAAAGGCTTAGAAACCGACGTCGTACGCCACCCCAAAGAATCAGAAACCTTTGGGTTCGTATGGTTCATTTTACGCTGTTTGTACAGGTTCCGGTAACCCACCCTGGCCAAAGACTTCAAGGTCGTTAGACCATGGTTGTTGGATTCAACACCGATCAAAGCGTGGTTGTAGAAATAACCCAAAGCAACCAACACATCCTCACCAAACAAGTCTGGGTCAATGTGCCCATGCCAATGGGCGACAACGATTCCTGTGTCCGCAGAAATAATATGGGCTGAGCTGTAGTCACCATGCCCCAAGCCTTCAGCGACGTCTGCCCCAATCACATAGGATTCGCCTTCTTGAGGCATTTCCCAAATACGGAGAGGACCACCGTCCTCAACGAATCTGAAGACGGTTCTGACGCTGGTTGAACTGAGGTAGCCTTCTTCGGGGATTATTGGTTCAATTTCTCGGAGGACGTCCAAGTCGAAGACTGGACGACCAGAACGAACAAATGCTTCTTCTGGGTCACTTGGGTATTCCTGTGCTAACTGCCAATCTGGCAGGTCACGTTTCTTGGCTTCATACCAAGACTGGTCACGATCTCCAGCTGACCATGGGAAGAAGATTCCTTTGAATCGGTTGGTTGCATTCTGCGAACCAACCCACAGCTGGTGAAAAATGTTTCCTTCACCGTTAGCGGTTGACAGACAGATGACACGTCCACCGACGTCAGCAATTGGTTCGATAGAAGCCCATGCTTCTTCAGGGTTCGGCAAGAACGCCATTTCGTCAATAACGACACGGTACACGGATTCACCACGTGCCGGATCATTGCCTGAAGGCAAAGATTCAATTGCAGAATCGTTTGAGAAAACCATCTTCAACTGGTTATCTGAAACCAGTTCTGGTCCACGGACCTTCATCCATTGTGGCATCATCTTGTAGCCGTATTTGGTTTTCTGCAAAAGCTTGGATGCTTCACGCTCGGTACGACTCAGCATGACAACGAATCGGTCTGCCCAGAAGAATGATTCCCAAAATACGAATGCTGCGGCTAATGTGGAGAACCCGATCTGGCGTGCTTTGAGAACAATGCTGTAACGCTCTTCAATCCAGGTGCGCACAGTTTCTTCTTGTGCTTCACGCAGAACAAACTTGATGCGACCACGCTCAGGGTGGCGGATTGTCCAATATGTTGAGCAGAAATGAGCAAACGCTTCAACAAGTTCGTCTGCTGAACCATTCTCTGGACCTCTGCATTTGCGCCATTCCTTCTCGTTGAGAAGGTCTGTCAGTTCCATTACTTTGCTCGCTTACGCCCCCGGGAGGCCATCTTCTGAAACTTGGCTTTACCGTACTTCTTGCGACCAATACTGGCTGCTAAAGCACCGGGATTCTTTACCCCCTGGGACTTCAGACTTTTTTCAAGTTTGGCGAAACGTCCACCACCGCCAACACGCATTGATCGTGCCACTACCTAGCCTTCTTCCGAACAGCCTTCTTCTTCACAACAACACGACGACCAAAGCGTAAATCCTTCGGATCCAGCCAAGAGTAAACAACCGGAATCAATGCGGCCACACCTGCATTCAGGATTACAGTCCAGTCACGGCTACCAGCCGAGTAGGCCGCAATCACAGCGGCCGCAAATACTTTTGCCCAAGACTTGGCGATGGCTTTGTGTTCACTAGAGAACTTCATCAACAACCTCTGGGATTACTGGTGCAACAAAATCCTTTGCCGTTTCATCGTAGATGAAACCAATGCCAGCATAAGTTTTGCCTGCGGTGTCAAAGAATGTTTCGACCCATCGACCTGGGTATCGGTCTGGGTTTTCAGCCATAAATTGCGCCGTTACAACAGCAATATGAATCACTTCATTGTTCTCATCTAGTTGTGCAAAATACTGCGACATAGTTTCTCCTTATACCTTGAACCGAACATAAACAACACCAGAACTACCTAACCCTCGTGTTCCTGTTGTTGAACCGCCGCCTCCAGAGCCAGTATTTACAACACCATTGGTAGCATTCCCTGTTCCAGCAGCACCATTTCCGCCAACACCACTACCCCCAGCGCCACCAGTCGTAGCACCGCCACCACCACCACCGCCTGCAACATAGGTTGCGGAACCACCAATGAAACCGCTTATGTCGTAACCTGTTCCACCAGCACCACCAACATTGCTGCTCACAAAGTTCTGACCAGCCCCACCGAATCCACCACCTCCGCCAGACCCTTGTGCAACGCCTGTATTTCCGTAACCACCCAGATTACCTTGATTACCAAAATTATTATATGCAGTTGTATTTGCTGTATGTGATTGACCACCAGCAGAAGCACCGTACAGTGAGTCAAATGGACCACTAGTTGCAATCCCACTACCACCGTAGCCAGCGACAATACAACCAGAATCAGTATAAACAAAGGTTGAACCGCTATTTACACCCCCACCGCCAGCACCAATGGTAATTGTTTTGTTTGATGAAAGGTACACAGTTGCGATAACTACACCACCTGCGCCTCCGCCAGAGCCAGTAACAACAGTATCTCCTCGTTGTGCACCATGACCGCCTCCGCCAACTGCCAAAACATCAAAAAGTCCAGACTTGGAAACAGTCAAAGTTCCGCTTGATGTGAAAGTCAAAAGTGTGTATGACTGACCAGAAACGGTGATGCTCGACGATGTTCCGCCAGTTGCAACCCCGTAACCGATAACGCCGATAACACCCTGAATGAAGTTTGCGCTTACATAACCACCGACTCTCATGCGTTCACCGCCCATCGAACATAAACGATGCCTGACCCACCAGCAGCAGCAGGCCACGAACCGTCTCCACCTCCGCCTCCACCGCCAGTGTTTGTTGTGCCAGCAACAGCAGATGACGAAGATGAGTTAGTGCCTTTTCCACCGCCACCAGAACCACCTGCACCGCCAGTGCCGTTAGAGCAACCGCCACCACCGCCACCGCCCCTATAAGTCGTGCCAGCAGATTGACCTAAGAACGCTGAAATATCTGCACCTGCACCACCAGAGCCACCAACAACATTATCTGTGCCAACATTGCCTACTGCGCCTGCGCCACCACCGCCACCAGCAGCAGTACCAGAACCACCTGCGCCAAGACCGCCACGATTGCCTTGCGTTGCGATACCGACATTGCTTTGTCCTGTGTTGTTGTTTCCACGACAACCAGCAGTTGAAGCACCAGCCAATCCTCGTTCTGTTCCGAAGTTCATACAGCCACCACCAGCAGCGACGATTGCGTTGCTCGTTGTGCCGATG